TCTTCGCCATATTGTACCTGCCACCCTGAAAATATACGGATGAACTGTATAATGAAGCGTCTGACTTGAGAGTCATAAAAGAAAAGATTTGAATCTGCCATAGTTAGTATTTATTAGTTGTCGGCCTTAGGTCGAAGTATCTGGCTTAGTGCCTGACGCTCCTCTGTGCTGCCTAAGCAGTTATCGTCTGCGCTACCGCTGGACGTATTTTCATTATTCTGGAAGCCAGCTAATTGTGTTCCACGGTCGCCTGCTGTCATTGGCGTTCTTACACTGTCTTCCATCTTAATCCAATGCTTACCGTCGTATCTAAATAATCTGTTCGGCAGGTAATCAATGCGCAGCACATAATCGCCAACAATAGCATCCAATGGAAAATCGGTACCTTCCGTTACTGGATATCCGTTTGGAGCTAACCCGTCCCCTAATATGTAGGTGCCAGGAATAGCGCCACCAGCAATGTTAACTTCTGGGCTGGTGCCGATCGCGTCCGCAGTAAGAGACATGCTGTCTGCTGTTATCGGTGTACTGGTCTCAGGCAAAATAGTCATGCTAGCACGCAGGTTATACGGCTCACGCACCTCGCCCTCGTCGTCAACCGGAACCACATAAAAATCGCTAGTGTCAAAACCGCTAGCAGGAACATCATTCTCTGCTTGTTCGACAATAGCATCATTAATATCATCTAGCTTGTCGCCAAACGTATCCAAAATATTTCCCGGTGGATCTGCTAACGCATCATCGATTGGTTCACCGTCCGGACCGATCTGGTCAAATAGATCTTGAACCTCTTGCGAATTAACAAGCGGAGTTACCTTAACGCGCCACAAATGTGGCCACCATGTAGGACTAAATCCTTCTGCTGGTCTGCTGGCATCTTCGACCATGTAATATTTGCGCAATGCGGCTGGAATGTCATCGTTCAGCGGATAGTAATCTATCATATGCGGCAACTCTAGCACATCGCCGGCCATAATCTTACGTCCAATCATATCCACCATAGTCTTCAAATGGAATGTAATGAACACTGTGTCTGTAGCTAAGAATAGACCAAACTGCGATAGATCAAAGTCGGTGTCGTTCATCTTGTATGATCCGCGCAAACTGTAAATATCAGGGTCGTACTTGCGATCGCGGTTCTCTAGGAACAGGATGTCTTGTATGTCGTTTTCTGTTGGATCGAGGAAATCCGGTTGTGTCGGGTCGTCGCTTCCATTAGATGAAATCGGGCCGAGGTATCGGTGTACATGCATATCTGTGCCACCAACAGTAAATTGTTCATTTATTACACGATCGAAAAATTCGTAGTCTGCGGTATGCTGGCCTCCTCGCCATAAACTGATTCTCGGCATTTTAGGTAATTTCCTTTGTCATGCTAGTATTTATCTATAAATAACCGTATGAAATTCTACAACTGTTTTATGTCACACCTACTTTATCATCTCGGCGATATTGCCTCAAAACCAATGAGCTGGGGCTGGCTGGATGGCGACAATTGGATCGACAGCAAAACCGGTTCAATTATCTATTCTACTTACAATTATTTGATGCTGAAATCTTGCTATTTCAATGACAAAAGCGACTGCGATGTATGGAGGGATGCTGTTCCCGGCGAAGATGAAGATGACGAAGACGACGATAAATTCACGCCAATAACCTTCAAAAAAGACGAAAATAAATTGTAAGCCCTTGATTTGTAACGCCTAATGATTCGATAAATGACTTGACAAACCCCTCAAAATCCTGTATAATACACGTATTAAACAAATAAAACAGGTCCAAAGTATGTCTAATATCGTTGTAGGAACAAAGGTTGAAGGAGTTTGGGGCGCAATGTTTCCTACTTCGGAAGGCGTAGTTGTTGAGATTGACGGAAGCACAGACATATACGGCGAGGCACCTGTTGCTCGTATCAAGTGGATTGACGACGAGAATCTCGTCGAGCAACGAATCAGCGTCACTCAAATTCACCAGCCCGGTTGGACCAGCGTAAACGGTTCGCCGATTGGCATTTTTGTACAGGAAGACCAATAATGAATCTTCAAATCCCAAATTCTTGTACTTTTGTAGCAAACAACAACACCGAAACTGGTCACGTTTGGGTTATCGCATTCGCTGGTGGCGAACGTGCCACCGTTACCGCAACTAACAACCCGAACGGCACCGTCACTTTCCACATCCTGGAAATCTTCGCTTTTTTCTCCACGAACAAAGCTGAAATTGAAGGCATGTTGCAAGATTTTGCTGACAACGGCAACTGGGAACAGGAGAAATAGTATGGAACCCAGCATAATACTTTCACTGGCAACAATCATATTCTGTCTCATTTCAGTAGGATTGTCAATCTCGACCATTTGCTTGTCGAAAAAAGCTGAAAAGCTCGCGCTGGTAAAGGTCCGCGATAAATAATTTGCAAGTCACTGATTTACAAGACCTAATGATTTGATAAATCGCTTGATCTTTGAGCGATTTTCCTGTATAATACACGTATTAAACAATTAAAGAGCGCAAATATTATGGCTAAAACAAAACCACGTACTACGAAGCAAGCTGAAATGGTCCATATCGGACAACTTCCTAACTGGAAGGACATTGAAACTTACGAAGACGAGAAGTTTCCGCAAGCACTTAATGACGCACTTCGTCATTATGGCTATTTCTACGCGACAGCAACGCTTCACAAAGGCCTGATCAAATGGCTGGAAATCAACGCCGAAGATGCCAGCATCGCAAAAGCATTCAAAAAGACGCAGGAATGGAGAACTCCTGTCACTGCGTACAGTTTAGCAATGGCTAATATGGCTGGAATGCCAATGAAGCCCGAGCACTTTGAGTACATTATGACCAAAGTGACCGAAGCAATCGAAGCAGGCGCATCTGACGTTGAAGCAATTGTCGAGAAAGCCGAAGCGAAAAAGGCCGAAAAAGTCAACGCACCTTCAATCCAAGATCGTATAACTGCGAAAGTTAACGAGCATATCCTGTTTATTGAAGAATCATGGGAAGATGGAATCATCGAGCGCAAGGAAAAGCATCCTGCTCCCGAAATCAAGTCATATTTGGCTACACAGGAAGTACCGCCTTCGACTGTTGGTCGCATTATCGAGCATTTTGAAGCTCAGCTGGCTGAAATCACTGAAGCAAAAGCTAAAAACGCGGACGAGGACCTGGTTGAAGCGTATGCGCACATCAAACCCGCTGATTTGAAGCGTTATGTGACGTTCTACCAAGCTTTGCTTGCTGACATGAACATGTACAAGGAAGAAAAGAAAGTCGCTCGTACGCCACGTAAGCGTAAAGCACTGTCAAAGAACAAGCAAGTCTCGAAACTGAAATACATGAAAAAGCATGACGGATTAAAGCTGGTTTCGATCAGCCCGGAAGACGTCATCGACTGTAAAGAGCTGTGGGTTTACCAGACGAAGTATCGCAAGCTTGGAAAATTCGTCGCCGAGAGCCATTCTACGCTGGGCGTGAAAGGAACTACAATCGTTGGCTTTGACATTAACGGAAGTGTTCAAAAGACACTGCGCAAGCCTGCAGAGCAACTGGCCGATTTCAAGAAAGCTGGCAAAGTCAAGCTCCGCACGTTCATGGACGAGATCAAAGCAGTTGATATCAAGCTGACTGGTCGTATCAACGAGGACACGATCCTCCTGAAAGCGGTATCTTAATGAACAGATCAATCAAAAAAGTTATCCAAGTAGAAGGAAAGCGTTTTAGCAGACCCGAAACGGCTGCTAAAGCACTTGCCGCCGCACTAGCAAACGATTTAGCAGGCGATGGATGGCACATTAAGTTTGACGATAGCGTCGACGAGGACATCGATCAGGCCAGGTTTGATAAAGAGTGGGACGATTACGATGCCAGGTGTGAGCGCATCGAAGAACGTGCTTATCCGAGATATTTAAAAGTTTGTAAGCATCTATTGAAATAAATATGGACGTTAAAAACTTACACGATACTGATTCTTATCGAGCATGTCAGGCGCTTGTGGCCGAGGGAAAATACGACACAAGCATCCTGATTCCAATGAAATGGGAGCTATTATTCTTCTTCGAAGACGGTAAATTAGTCGACAATTTCATTCAAGATCTTACGGAACGCTTTGGAAAGCCCGAGTGGATTAGCTCATGGACTGTCAACTACAACGCTCCATGGTTCCATTCTGTATGGGAACCGTTAAAAGGAGCTCGATCAGTTTGGGAAGTCTGCGTTCACTTAACAACCGATGATCAATTAACATTTATGCAATTGGCATATGCGCACCTGGAGCGAGTATGAGGTGGATTACACTTGACAAGCGGTTCAAATTGCACAAAACAGGGCAAGCGAAGTATGCCTGTCTGTTTACGCCAAGGGAATTTTTCCGTGCTGAAAAAATAATGGCCAAAGCATATGATCAGGGTCAGCGGTTCAATCCTGGTCGCTATCGCAAGTACGAGCAAATACCCAACAAGCGCGACTGGTTTTATAGCTTCAAAGCTAGCAATGCTATCGATCGTCCAATGAGAGATTTCAAGATGTATTTTCGACGCCAAGAGCAAGTAACATACATCACATTAGCAATGTCTAATATAGACTCCGATGGTCACGACAGATGATAGCGCAAGTAATCAATCATAAGCTTCATTCGCTGTATACTTTCGCGATAGTTCAGCTTAAATTTGAAGACAGCGCAAAGTTCAAAGCAGCATGTAAATATATGGAAAATGCGTACGGTCCAGGCATCGAGCACGATCGATCAAAATTGGAACGAGGATACCGCAGGAATGCCGGCGACAACAGCGTGTGGTATTACACTGACGCCGAACGCCGCCGATACGGAGCCTGCGTTCCAAACTATAAAATCTATTTAACAACACCCGAACAACTTACGATGGTAAGTTTATTCTTTAATTAATATGAAAATTAAAAAGCTTAACAATACGCACAACGTCTTCAAATACGGCTATGCGAAATGGTCAATAACGTTTCACACTCATCATGGCTACAGTCTAGCTATTTTGAGATTGGCACAAGCGTTTGGCATGGGACTCCCTTATACAAATACTGGCGCAGACGACGGAAATAGCTGGATGTTCCGCAACAAGGATCCTGGTCGGCTTGACACTGGCTGTATGAATCACGTCATCTATCTCACCACAGAAGAACAAGTAACCTTTTGCTCGGTGGCCTTCGACAAGAATGATTAAGGAACTTCCAAAAGATCATCCGATGCGCATGTTTGGCGCATCGCACTGGTGTAAATACGACTATCCCAAGGATATGTCGTTTGTAGAATTTCTTGAAATCCTAGAGCTTATTTCCAGCGTGGATGGCGCAGAATGGGAAGAAGTTCAAATAAAGAAAGATTATCACTCCACGCCATCCAGGCAAGTCATTTCCAAACTACCAACAAAGGGATTGGATTGGTACTGGTGCTGGTCTGTTGCGGATCGCATCGACCGGGACCAAATTGACGTATTCTTAACAACAGAGAAACAAGCAACATATTTCTCAATGGCGAATACAGCCAAGTTTCCAGACGACAAAGACCGCGCCAGCGATATTTTAAAGAATATAAGAGCAAGACAGAACAGAGCCGGCCTATAATTATATTACCTGGATAAATACCATTAGACAGGATAATATAATGCAAACACCCGAAGAACTAAAGCAAGACGTAGTAGACCAGATTTATAGCAGGTTGGGCGGAGATATGGTCGACGTTGAACTCGATCCTAAGCACTACGACACTGCTATAAAACGAGCACTATCCAAGTACCGTCAACGCAGCGAAAACGCGGTAGAAGAGAGCTACGGCATCTTGGAATTAATTTCTGAGCAACAAACGTACATCCTACCAAACGAAGTCATGTCAGTTAGACAAATCTTTCGACGCGGTTTAGGTAACTCGCAATCAACATCGAACTTTGAACCCTTCAGCGCAGGCTGGATGAATGCGTACCTACTACAGTCGGGACGTCAAGGCGGCATGGTCATGTACGATCTGTACACAGGCTTCCAAGAGCT